CCTTAGTTTCCATGTAAGACTGAATGAAGTCTCTCTTCGACTGAGTGCCGCTGCTATGGTCTAACGCTTCCCATCTCTGCCACTTTTGTTGTGGAAACAAAGTAGCAAAGTAGTTAGCATGGAGGTTATCCATGATTTGAGTTAGCTTAGGGGTAGTCGTGGTGTTAGACCAAGGCAGTAAAGAGTTTTGTGTGGTGGTAGTATCTGTAGCATACAAATAGTTGCGCAGTTGCTTCCACTCAACAATCTTTTGATTGCGAAGCATAGACCACTCAGAATACTTATTACTAATCTCGACAGCTAAGTTATCGGGATTAATAATATACTCAAAGTCTAATGTAGTCCCAGCCATTAATTACTTCCCCTAAATTTAACTTGCGACCAATCAATGCTACTCTTACGAGAACGGTTAATTGAAAGAGTAGGTTTCACTGCGATATCAATTGCAGCCGCTAAAGCATCCTTTACGTCATCATGTGGTGGGTGTCTAGCCATTAACTCTTCTTCAAGAGTCTGAATATTACCACCTCTATAATGCCATATAGAAAGATTGTCGTATCTTGGTTCTAAGGTAGCAGCAATACGCTCTTCTTTAGAACCCTTGTTTGGTCTGTACTCATCAATAGAAATAGAGAGTCCATTTGACTTAATAGTGTCTTTTAACTGTTTAACAATAGCCATCTGAGCAACTGTAGTTTCTGCTCTTAGTTTTCTAAACGACCACTTGGTAGATAACTGTAACAAGTGTTCAAAGTATTCAGAGATTCTATCTGTTTTAAAACGATCAATATCTAGGACATAAATATTATTTTCAGAGTCTACTCCAACAACAACAATAGCAGTATAGTCAGCCTTCTTACCTAAACTATAGGCAAAGTCGATAGCAGCAAAGACATTTAGTCTACTGCCTCTATAGTACCAGAAGCCATTCTCTAATGTCAAGAACTTTCTATCGTAATACTGAAACTTGTCTTTAGAAACAGGTACATTGTCAGGATCAGATGGATCATTATAGTATTGCGCTCTAAATTGGCCTCTGTCTAGGTACTGACCACGCTTTTTAGCTAGTACTTTAATATCAAAGCCAAACCACTTGCCATCCTTACGTTGCTGTCTAGGCCATAGGAACTCACCTGTCCCATCACCACGATTCTCTACTGCTCTCTCAAAGATTTCATAGATAGGCTCTTCACCAATCTTATTTCCATCTTTGTCATAGAGTTCTTCTTGCATCTGCATTAGGTCGTTATACAAATCAATAGGATGGTACCTAGTACCTACGACCCATTCTTTTGCTTCAGCACCTTCGATAGAAGATAAGAGCGAATACTGACTTTTAACTTTTTCTCTGCCTTCGCCAGTATAGGCATTCTCATAAACAACGCAGTCATCAAGAACTGCAATATCGCAGTGCAAGCCTGTGAGTGATGTAGTAAGACCACCAGTAAAGATTGAAGGGTCACGGATATTCTCCTTCTTTCTATCGGGGTGGTCTAAAGAGATTTCGCTAGAAGTCCACTTTAACCTCTTACCTTCTTCTGGGTGAATGTGTTCAGGCCAGTATCTACGATAAATATCTGATGTAAAGATACCCTTCATAAATCCTAATTGTTTCTCCGCTAGGTTAGCAGTAGCAGAAATATAAAGAACCCTTAGTAAAGGATTCTTAGTTAGTTCCCATACCACACGGTATGCAACCATACGAGACTTCTGATGGTCCCTTGGGAATAGAACTAACTGGTGGCTCTTATGGTTATCTCTAGTCCACCACTGTAGTAACTCAGAATGGCACTGACCTAAAACTTGCTCAGGTGCAATCAGATTTACAAAGAACTCTAGATCATTCTCTGCTCTAGTTCTAATATCCTCGATTAAAGACATAAAAATCCTAAACTAACTCTATTAACCAAAAACTACAATATTACAATCCCAAGCGTCTTGGTTGCTATCTGTATCTGTGTCAGATGTTTGAATTCTAAAAGAGGTAGTAGTCTTAGAGGTATATGGACCACTTGGACCATTTATTAATGTGCTTACGACAATAGGTTGCTCCCCCGAAGTGTTAGTTCCCCCTCCGATAACAACGTAATTCGCATTTGGCATAGGGGTTATAAAGTTCACCGTCCAAATATTTACACCCGCGTCTACGATACTTGCTATATTTCCAGATGCTCGGATTGGGGCTGATAATCCTGTAAAAGCAAGATTTCTAGCATCAAAGTTCGCCCACGCCCTAGCGCCATAGATTGGTGCGCTGCCAGTAGCATTTAAAGCTGTTTTAACTAGGCTACTATTCGCTACTCCAATTTTTGTATTAAAAGCACTTTCAACAAAGGCCGTAGTAGCTAGTTGAGTGGTATTAGTCCCATCAGTCGCTGTAGGGGCCGTAGGAGTGCCTGTAAGAGCAGGGCTGGCTAGGGTAGCCTTGGTGTCCAACTGCGTCTGTACGGCGCTCGTTACCCCGTCTACGTAGTTTAATTCGGCTGCTGTAGCATTGATACCCAAGTTGACGATAGCTTGTGGCTTATCTGTCAGATCACTTAGGTTGTTTGTGGTAAGCATGTCACCAGTACCAGCACCAGAGGAACCCTTCTCTGCAAACACTTCTAGTTTACCAGCACCTTGGTCTACACTGAATGTGCCAGAGGTGTGAGCGATCTTAACAATGTATGTTGTACCATTATACTTTACTAAGTCATTTAGAACATAAGCAGTACCAGTAGCCCATTCACCTTTCCAATCAGGAACAGTAACAAGAGAGGTGACAACCTGACCAGAAAGAGTTAGTTCTCCTGTAATACCAAGATCGCCAACATTATTGATGTTATTTCCATTTAAGTCTAAGTCTGCAAGCATAGCATTTGGTGTGCTACCGTCTAAGGACAGAGTATTATCAAATGCGTTTCTCAACTCTTGAAAGTTGTTGTTAAGCTGGGTGTTTGAAGCAAACCCAGAAGAGATATTAGTCAGTGTTGGTTTCTTTGTCATTAGTTCATTAACCCCATACCTTTAAGTCTTGCAATGTCGTCACCTACAGAGTCTTCTTTGTAAGCTTGTTCAGCAGTTTGAGCAATTTCTACTCTAGCTTTTCTCTTTTGAGCAGCAGAGCCTACCTCTTTCCAAGGTTCTTCAATTAAATACTTAGCAGCAGTAAAGGCACTACGTCCATTTTCCTCTACTTCTTTAATAATAGCAGCAAAAGCCTTCTGTTTACGTTTCTGAGAAACTACTCTACGCCATTCTACCAATTGTTCTGAGACAAATGGAGAGATTTGTAGCTTTAACCAGAATCCTACGTCTCCAAATACCTCCTCAGCAAAGTGTACTTCAGATGGATCATCAACAGTTAGGGCTACGAATAGCTTATAGAGGGAAATAGCACCATCTTTGTTCTCTCTTGAGAGAGTTAGGACAGAATCTTTGTTGTACTCTACAAATAAATCCTTGGTTCTAGATTTATTATTAGTCGTATATAGGTCAGAATGGGACAAAATAGGCATAGGTTCTCCTTTCTTCTATTATAGGAGAGGACAGAAAAAATGTCAACATATACTAAAGGTAATAAGAGTACCTAATAGTATTTAATATTATAATAATAAAGTAATAGTAACTATAGGTATCTATAGTACACATATAGTATTCTATATAGGGGCGAACCTTTCTGGTTTCAAGAGGTGATCCTGCATTATCTGATTTTTATTGAGAAAATCTTTAGGTGTAATACAGAATATAAGAGCCACCCCCTATCCCCCCTGCCCTACCCTTTCGGATATACCCGCATAAACTTTAGTTTATATGTCCTATACCTTTGGTTTATGCGTCTATAACTTTAGTTTATGTTGCATATATGTCACACATTAGGTATTCCCGAGTGTTTTACTTGGGATTAATACCCGACTAAATTGGTCGCCTTTAATACCTGAGTGTTTTAGTAGGTTTTACGATATGTCAACAACCTTGACCTAATATCCCCATGATAACAAAGGATAAACACGCGCGTATCTATATACACAAAACACCAAGCCCTGTCCTATCCTTTCGGGTATCTTTTACCTATCCTTTCTTTCCCTTGATTTCCATTTGGTTATCCTGTTTATTGGAAACATCGAAAGACGGCAAGCAAGACTGAACGGGACGCCCCAAGGGGACTAACAAGATGCAGCAAGCCGATAAGACCTAGCTAGGTGTAAGCAAGTCCTAGCACTATCCGTTAGAATAGGTTGACTAGCAGACTGAACGATACTAGGTTGAATGAACGAAACAAGGGGTGATGCAATGACTAAGGCAGATAGGCTAGAGTTTGAAGTAAGACTAGCACGGCTTGACCACTATGCAAGACTGGCGGTTGAACAATGCCTAGCCTATGGGCTAACGTCTAAGCGTAAGTTTCTTGACGAACAACGTGGTAAAGAATAACTAACAACGTATACGGCCCGTTGATTATCGGCCATGCTCTTTGACATTGTTATCAATACCGCATCACTAGGGCTTGCCCGATAATGTGACCTTGACAGGGTTAGCGTGGTTACGCTATGCGGTATGGTGTGGGTTTAACCCGTGGTATCTTAAGGCAAGCCACGTAAATAAAGGGGCATACTTAAATTGCCATAGATTGCTAGATAGCCTATATACTATAGGATACATAGGACACTATGAAGAATACCTATAGTATATAGCTATTGTCTTTATCTCTTTAATAGAATAGAGAGATAAAAAGAATAGCTATAAACAAAGGAGCAAGCTATGAAGTTTAATACTCTTAATGATGGCACTAAGGGATTCCGCTTTAATGTCCTAGGGCAGCAAGGTCTGTATCGTAAGCGGTCTAAGGTATCGCACAAGATCAGCCTATCGGCAGGGGCAAAGGGAACCTTTGTTGTCCTTCATGTTGGCAAGCGTAGCTTGTATTGGGAAAGCAAAGGGGCAGTGCGTATGCTACATAACCTAGCAGGTGGCAAGTGATGCGCTTGCGGGATATGTTAGCAGAAGTAGTATGCTTGGCAATGCTACTAATCCTAGCCTATAGCCTAGTTATGGTAGCCTATGGTATAGGTGGTTGATTTAATGATTGCACTAGGTTTAGGCTTAGTGTAATCAGATAAGGCAATCAAACAAAGGATGATGTGCTATGTGGAAAGGTAATCTTCTATCTGCGGGTAGTAATGCTAAGACTGTCAAGGGTGATGGGTCAGAGTATGTTACGGCTATCATGTATCTTACCCCTTGGAAGTCTGCGGGTATCAATACCTGCCCTATGGCTGAACAGGCTAAGTGTATTGAGGGGTGTCTTAATACCGCTGGGCGGGGGGCGTTTAACTCTGTCCAAGCGGGTAGGGCTAGAAAAACACAGTGGTATGCTAGTGATAAGGAAGGCTTTATGTCCCAACTTTTCAAGGACATACAATCCTTTGTTAAGTTTTGTTCTAAGCTTGGGGTTGTGCCTTGTGTTCGCCTTAATGGCACTAGCGATATCCGTTGGGAATTGATTAAGGTAGGTGGCTTTGCTAATATCTTTGAAGCCTTTCCTATGGTGCAGTTTTATGACTACACTAAGATTGCAAATCGTAAGATCAAGGTGACAAACTATCATCTTACTTGGTCTTACTCTGGGGCAAGCGAAGCCTATGCAAAGCAACACGCTATCGC